GGTCGACCCGCTCAAAGACGTGCAGGCCGCCATCATGGCCATCGACAACGGCCTGGGCACCGTCACCGACTACAACGCCCGCAACGGCGTCGACATCGAAGACGTGCTCGCCACCAAGCAGCGCGAGAAGCAGCTGGCCGACGAGTTCGGCGTCAGCCTGCGGCCGCCGGCTGCGCCCGCCCCGCGGCCGGCACGGCCGGCGCCAGGCGACGGCGCCGAGCCCGATGACGACGACGCCGAAGACCCCGAAGACGACCAGCCCGCCGCGCGCCGGCGCGCTGCCCAGCCGGCTGTGGCCGGCAACCCCGACGTGGAGAACGCCATGCGCATGACGCGCGGCTACGTGGCCGAAGGCAAGACAGTCGAGCTCGCGCTGCGCGTCGAGGCGCCGGCCCCTGCGCCGGTGATCAACGTGGCCGCGCCGGTGGTCAACGTGGCGCCGGCTTCGGTGACGGTGGTCAACGAAGTGCAGCCCGCCGCCGTGCAGGTGGACGTGGCCGCGCCGCAGGTCAACCTCGAGGCGCAGATGCCGGCGCCGGCCATCAGCGTGGCGCTGGAGATGCCGGCCCGCACCAGCACCACGCGCATCGAGCGCGACAGCGCTGGCCGCATCAGCAGCAGCACCACCACCGAGGTCTAAGCCATGTCAAACATTCCGGCCAAAGACGCCAACGATGCGCTGGTGCCGCTGGCCACGCATCTGATCGGCGGCGAGCATCACGGGGCCTATCTGCCGTCCGACCCGGGCACGGGTGCGCCGTTCAAGGCGGCTGACGATGCCACGCTGGCGGCGCTGAGCGCCAAGCTGCCGGCGCTGGGCCAGAAAGACCGCGAGGGCTCCGTGTCGTTCACGCTGTCGAGCGAGGACGAGGCCCTGCTGGGCAACATCCTGCAGGCGCTGGCGCCGCTGATGTCGGCCCGCGGCGTCGATGGCTCGCTGCGCATCCAGTCGCAAGGCGGCACTATCACCACGATCACCACGGTGGGCACCGTCACCACCGTGACGACCGTTACAACGGTCGGCAACGTGGCCAACCAGACCGCGATCGGCGGTCTGCAGGCTACCCCTCAGATCCCCGCGCTGATGAACCTCGCGGCGGCTTCCAACATCGACCGCATGGTGGGCTAAGACATGGCAACGCAGAACAACAAACCCCTGCTGCACCGCAAAGAGTGGCAGTTCATGACGCCCGCGCCAGCCGCAACGGTGGCCGCAGCCTTCATCGCCTACGACCCCAACGACGTGGACAACCTAGCGCTGTACGTCGTCAGCAACACCCTGGCCTACCTGTACCACCACGACGAAGACGCCTGGGTGCAGATCGCCAGCCCGGCGCTGGCCGGCACCTTCGGCGCTGGCGCTTGCGGCACGGCTTATCGGTGGAGCAACACGGTCACGGCCAACGGCGGCAGCACCACGACGGCCACGACCACGGCCACCATCACCGGCCTGTGCATCGGCCGCACCGTGCGGTTCCTGACCGGCGCCAATGCCGGCGTGGAAGCCACGATCACGGGCGCCATCATCGTGCCGGGCGGCACCAGCACCATCCAGTTCGCGGCGCTGGGCTCCGCGGTGGTGAACACCGACACCTTCATCGTGGACACCGGCCTGTTCATCGTGCTCGGCGCCGGCACCCTGGCGGCGGGCAGCTTCCGCAGCTACGACCCGCTGACCGCGACATGGACATCGCTCACCATCACTGGTTTACCAGCAACTTGGGGCACCGATGGCGCGATGGTTGCTAGTTCAGGCATCAGCCAGTTCGCTACCGGCACGGCAACGTCGGGCACGGCGACGACGCTGGTCAACAGCGGCAAGGCCTGGACGGCGAACCAGTGGACGAACTTCCAAGTTCGCATCACCGCAGGCACGGGCCGGGGCCAAATCCGCAACATCTCCAGCAACACCGGCACCACGCTGACCGTGCCGACGTGGACGACGAACCCCGACGCCACCAGCGTCTACGCCATCGAGGCCAACCAGGACTTTGTGTATCTCGTCGGCAACAACGCGGTGACGATGTACCGCTACAGCCGAAGCGCGAACACCTGGACGACGATGGCCCCGACCACGGCGCGAGCGGCTGCGCCCGGCACGGGTGCAAGCCTCAACTGGGTGGGCAAGACGGGCGACGCGAACTGGGCCAACGAGAACGCCATCCTCGACGGCCGCTACCTCTACAGCCTGCGCGGTGGCGCTTCGGCCGTGATCGACCGCTTCGACATTGCAGGGGGTACTGCTGGCGCTGGCGCTTGGCTGGCGCTCACCTACCCTGGAGCTACCGAAACATTCACCACCGGCTCGTCGGCCGACTGGAGCGGGCGATACCTCTACATCCGCAAGGACGCCACCAACCGCTTCTTCAAGTTTGCCCTGCGCGGCAACTACCTCGAGCCCCTGAGCACCAACCTCTACCCCGACGGCGCCGCGCTGCTGGGCAAGAAGGTATGGGTGCGGGACTACGACGGCACCGACACGCTGAAGTGGGCCTACGCGCTGCGCAGCACGGGCACCGAGCTGCACCGACTGCCGCTGTTCTAAGCACGCATGCTGCCGCTGTACTACCTGCTGCTGTTGCAGCCGCGCTCAGTGCCCGCCCCGCCGCCGCCGTCCATGGCCGGCGGCACCAACCTGCCGCGCCGCCGGCGGCCGCTGCTGAGCACGCCTGCGCCTGACTTCAGCGAGTTCATCAACCGCGAAGAGGAAGAGGCGCTGATCCTCTGCCGAGCGCTGGGCTGATAGCGCGGCCGTTTGCCTTATCGGCCGCGCCGGGTCTGGCGAGCATGCCAGGCATGGATGATCAAGCCCTCGAAACCCGCTACGCACCCGGCACACGCGCAACCCGCGCGCTAAGCCTCGGCGGCGACCGCGCCGCGGTCGACCAAGAGGCGCGCACCGTCACGCTGGCCTTCAGCAGTGAAGAGCCATACGAGCGTGGCTGGGGCATCGAGGTGCTCGACCACCAGGCCAGCAGCATCAAGATGGACCGCCTCACCAATGGCGGCCCGTTGCTGATGGATCACGACAGCCGCGACCAGGTCGGGGTGATCGAACAGGTGCAGATCGGCAAGGACCGGGTGGCCCGCGCCGTGGTGCGTTTCGGGAGAAGCGCGCGCGCCAATGAGGTCTTCCAAGACGTGATCGACGGCATCCGCCGCAACGTGTCGGTGGGCTACGTGATCCACGACGCCGTGCTCGAAGAAGAGCACGACGGTGTCGGCACCTACCGCGTGAAGTCGTGGGAGCCCTACGAGGTCTCGCTCGTCAGCGTGCCGGCCGATCCCACCGTCGGTGTCGGCCGCAGTGCCGAAGCCGCAGCTGTTGGTGCTGCCAGCCCCGCTACCCAACCCAAGGCCGGCGCACCGCTGGCCGCCACCCGTGGAGTGACCACCATGTCCGAGCAAGTCATCGACGCCGCCGCCGAGCGGCAGCAGGGCGCCACCGCCGAGCGCGGCCGCGTCGACACCATCATCGCCATCGGCGAAGAGTTCCGCGCCCAGGGCGTGGACAAGCTGGCCCAGGCCGCCGTGCGTGCGGGCACCCCGCTCGACGAGTTCCGCGCCCAGGCCATGGCCCACCTGGCCAAGGCCACCAAGCCCAACACCGACATCGGCCTCACGCAGAAGGAAGTGCAGCGCTTCAGCTTCGTGCGCGCGCTCAACGCCCTGGCCAACCCCGGCCACCGCAGCGCGCAAGAGGCGGCGGCCTTCGAGATCGAAGTCGGCCGCACCGCTGCCGAGAAGTCGGGCAAGGCCTCGCGCGGCATCATGGTGCCCACCGACGTGCTGCGCCGCGACCTGCTGGTCGGCACCTCGACGGCGGGCGGCCACACCGTGGCCACCGATCTGCGTGCCGGCGACTTCATCGAGCTGCTGCGCAACCGCATGGTGCTCATGGGCATGGGCACGCAGATGCTCACGGGCCTGTCGGGCAACATCGCCATCCCGCGCGCCACCGGCGCCGGCGGTGCTTTCTGGGTGGCAGAAAACGCCGCCCCGACCGAAAGCCAGCAGGCCTTCGATCAGGTGACGATGTCGCCCAAGACGATGGGCGCGTTCACCGACATCAGCCGCAAGCTGCTGCTGCAGTCGAGCCTGGACGTCGAGGCCTTCGTGCGTGGCGACCTGGCCACGGTGCTGGCGCTCGAGCTGCAGCGTGCCGGCATCAACGGCTCGGGCTCGGGCGCTGAGCCGCGCGGCATCCTCAACGTCGTGGGCATCGGCTCCGTGGCAGGTGGCACGAACGGCGCGGTTCCGTCGTTCGCCAACATCGTGGCGCTGGAGACCGAGGTCGCGCAAGACAACGCCGACATCGGCACGCTGGGCTACCTCACCAACGCCCGCGTGCGTGGCCGCCTCAAGACGGTGGAGAAGGCTTCGTCCACGGCGCAGTTCCTGTGGGAAGCCGGCAACACGCCGCTGAACGGCTACCGCGCCGAAGTCACCAACGCGGTGCCCAGCAACCTGGTGAAGGGCAGCTCGGGCGCTGTGTGCTCGGCCATCATCTTCGGCAACTTCGCCGACCTGATCATCGGCATGTGGGGCGGCCTCGACCTGATGGTCGACCCCTACACCGGCAGCACCGCCGGCACCGTGCGTGTGGTCACGCTGCAAGACGTGGACATCGCCGTGCGCCGTGCCGAGAGCTTCTCGGCCATGGTCGACGCGCTCACCACCTGATCAGCAGCAGGCGCAGCAGGCAGCGGCCATGCAGGGCGAGAACCTCAGCGCCTACTTCGACGCATTCGCCAGCACTGCGGTGCTGGCGGGCGTTGCGGTGCGGGGCATTCTCGATCTGGAGAGCGTCGACGAGTTCGACACCCTCACGCAGCGGCCCACCTTCCTGCTCGAGCCCACCACCGCGGTGGGCCCGGCCCCGGGCCAGCAGCTGCTGGTCGCGGGCTCCGAAACCTACACCGTGCGCCAAGTGGTGCAAGAGCCGCCAGACGGCGTCTTGCTGCGCCTGGTGCTGGCCCGGGCCTGAGCCATGGCGCTGGCAGCTGCTCAAGTGGTCGACGCTCTGGCCGCGCGCCTGGCGCCGCAGGCCCTGGGCACCGGCGGCGTGCGCACCAGCCGCCTCTGGCCCTGGGCCGAGGCTGAGCTGCCCGCGGTGCGCCTGTTCGCGGCCGACGAGCAGGTCGAGATCAGCACCATCGGCGAGCAGATCAACCGCCACACGCTGGCGGTCGATGCCCAGTACACCCTGCGCGCCGTGGCCGACGCCGACGACGCCATGCACACGCTGGCCGAGGCCGGCCTGGCGCTGCTCTTTGCCGAGCCGCTGCCGCACGGCCTGCAGCTCGCCGGCATCAACCGCGAAGCCGCCACCGAGGGCGAAGCCGCGGTCACCCGAATCACGCTGCAGCTGCAGTGCGTCTACTTCGTCGCCCCGGCTGCGCCGGGCGTCATCTTGAGCTGAAAAGGAGCGCCACACCATGGCCATCACCCGTTCAACAGGCACCCTGGTCGCCATCGCAAGCACCTACGGCTCGGCGTCCAACATGACGGCGATCACCAACGCCGCCGCGGCGGTGGCCACCATCGCAAGCGGCCACGGCATCGTCGTGGGCGACTTCCTCGAGGTCAATTCGGGCTGGGACCGCCTCAACGGCCGCATCGTGCGCGTGAGCAACGTCGCCACCGACAACATCACGTTCGAGGGCATCAACACCACCAGCACGGCGTTCTATCCCACGGGCACGGGCACGGGCACCGTGCGGCGCATCACGGCCTGGACTTCGATCTCTCAGATCACCGCCGGCCTCAGCGTCAGCGGTGGTGATCCGCAGTTCGCCGACATCACCACGCTCACCGACACCATCCAGAAGCAGATCCCGACCACCCGCACCCCTGTGCAGGTGACGCTGCCCGTGTTCTATGACCCGGCGCTCGGCTGGTGGGCGCCGGTGCTGGCGGCGAGCGACGGCGCCACGCCGGTGGCGCTGCGCATGATCTTCAGCAACGGCAGCCGCATCGTGGCCAACGGTTACTGGAGCCTGCGCCAAGTGCCCACGGTGGAAGACAGCACGCTGCGCGGCGAGATCAGCGTCAGCTTCTTCAGCGACCCGACCACCTACGCCACCTGAAGGGGCCGGCATGCTGATCAGCCGCGAGGCCATCGCGCCGGTGGTGCTGCCCGAAGAGCAGGTCGACGTGCCCGAGATAGGCGGCACGGTGCTGGTGCGGGGCATGGACATGCCGCGGCTGGCGCGATTCGACGCCACGCGGCGGCGCTACAGCGAGGCGCAGCCGGGCGAGGCTGAAGAAGACGCAGCCCAGCGCGCCGCACTCGAGGTGCTGCCGCTGGTGCTGCACCTGTGCGTGCTGGCGGCTGACGAGCAGCCGGTCTACAGCGCTGCGCAGTGGGCAGCGTTCGTGCAGCTCCACCAGGAAGCCGGCCTGCGCCTGGCCGACTGTGCGCTGCGCCTCACTGGCCTGGATGCCCCAAAAAACGGCTGAAGGCCAGCCCGCAGCGCCGCGCGCTCTACGAGCTGGCCAGTCACCTCAGATGCACCGTCGCATGGCTCGAACGCAACCTCAGCGCGCAGGAATTCCACGAGTGGCACTCCTGGCTCGACGCGCACCGCATCGGCCCGCGCTGGGATGCGTTGCGCCACGCCGAGCTTCTGGCGGCGGCCACCAACGGCGCGCTGCGCCGGCGCGATGCGCGCACCTGGGCGCCGCGCGACTTTATGCCGCCCGACCCCTGGGACGACGCGCCTGCCGACCCCGGCATCAATTCGGTGGACGACTTCATGGCGCTGCTGCCGGGAGGGCCTGACGCATGACCCGCGCACGCATTGCCATCGGCGCCACCGACGAGACCGCTGGCGCGTTCCAGGCCGTTCGCGGTCGGCTGCAGCAGCTCAGCGGCCAGGCGCAAGCCCTCACGGGCAGCTTCTCAGCGGTCGCCAGCGGCCTGGCGGCTGTGCTCGGTGGCGTGTCGCTCACGGCCTACTTCAAGCAGGTGGTCGACGGCATCGACCGGCTCAACGACCTGAAGGACGCCACCGGTGCCAGCATTGGCAACCTCAGCGCGCTCGAGGACGTGGCGGCCCGCACGGGCACGAGCTTCGAGACGGTGCAGGCGGCGCTGGTCAAGTTCAACCAGGCGCTGGCCGGCGCCAAGCCTGGCAGCGCCGCGGCCGAGGTGTTCCGGCGCCTGGGCTTGAGCCTCGCGGATCTGCGAGACCAAGACCCGGCCGAGGCTCTTCGCCAGACGGCCGTGGCGCTGGCGCGCTTCCCGGACGACGGCAACAAGGCCCGGGCCAGCATGGAGCTGTTCGGCCGCAGCCTTGGCCAAGTGGCGCCGCTGCTGGCCGATCTGGCCAAGAGTGGCGAGCTCAACGCCACCGTCACCGAAAAGCAAGCCGCCGAGGCCGAGGCCTTCAACATCAAGCTGGCGCAGTTCGCCAAAAACGCCACCGACGCGGGCCGTGCGGTGGCGGGCGCGCTGCTGCCGTCGATGAACAGCCTGTTGGAAGTGCTGAATCAGGCGGCCCGCAACCCGGGCGGCTTCTTTGCCGGCCTTGCCAAGCAGGCCGACCTGGGCGCACTGCGCGGGCAGATCGACGGGCTCAGGACGGCCGCCGAGCGCATGGAGCCTGCTGTGGCTCGCGCACGTGCCACCTTGGCCGGCGGGCAGGGCAGCTTCCTGGCCCAAGACTCTGCGCGCCAGACCATCCGCAACTACGAGCGCCTGCAGTCGGCCGCCGCCGACTATCTGGCGCAGCTCGAGAAGATCACGCTGGCCGACAAGAAAGGCCGGCCGGCCAACGAGGGGGGCGGACGGCTGCGCCAGACGGAGAGCCTCGGCTTCATCGACGATGCAGCGCTGGCCCGCCAGCGGCAACAGGCGGCCGCGGTGCAACAGTACGGGCAACAGCTGCGCGACCAGATCCTGGCCACGCAGCAGCTCAGCGAAGAAGAGAAGGCCCGCATCGCCATCAACCGCGGCCTGCTCGGCGTGCTCGACGCCAGCACCAAGGCCCAGGTGCTGGGCCTGGCCTCGGCGCTGGACAGCATCCGCGCGCAGCAGTCATCGGCGCGCGCCTTCGAGGCGCTGCAGCAGGAGGGCCTGGCCGTCACGCGCAGCTTGCAGACCGAGCAGGAGCGCCTGGCCGAGCAGGTGGCCCGAGCCGACGTGCTGGTGGCCGCCGGTGCCATCACCTGGGGCACCTACGGCCGCGCGGCCGTCGAGGGGCTGCAGCGGCTCACGAAGGAGGTCAACTCCATCCAGCTGCCGCGCCTGGAGGCGCTGGCCGAGCCGCTGCGTCAGGTGAGCGAGTTCGCCAGCCAGGCCGCCCGCAACATTGAGGACGCGCTCGGCGACAGCGTGCTGCAGGTCATCAAGGGCAACGCCGACGACATCGGCCAGATCTGGCAAGACCTGCTGCAGCGCATGGTGGCCCAGGCGCTGGCCGCCAAGCTGGGCGAGGCGCTCTTCGGCAACTACGGCAAAACCGGCGAGTTCGGCGGCCTGCTGGGCTTTCTGGGCTCCAGCGTGTTCGGCGGCGCGCGCGCCAACGGCGGCCCGGTGTCGGCCGGCCGCGCCTACCTGGTGGGCGAGCGCGGCCCCGAGATCGTGATGCCGGCGTCGGCCGGCACCGTGGTGCCCAACCACGCGCTGGGCGGCATGGCCGTCACCGTCAACGTGGCGGCCGGCGTCACCCGCGGCGAAGTCACCAACGCCGTGCAGCTGGGCATGCAGCACGTCGAATCCACCATCATGCAGCGGCTGCGCGCCGCCCGGGTGCTGTAGCCATGGCCACCATCGACTGGCCGGCAGGCCTCATCCCCCAGGCGGCCGAGCTGTCGCTGCGCAAGGCCGGCGCGCAGTTCGCCAGCCCGTTCAACGGCACGCTGCAGGCTGTGGACTTCATCGCCGAGCGCTGGGTGCTCAGCTGCAGCCTGGCGCCGCAGTTTCAGCACGACCCGCGGGGTGTGGGCCCCTTTGCCAACACCCTGGCCGGCGGCGTGGAGCGCGTGCGCGTGTGGCCCTTCCATACCGGCGGCGCGCCGCGGGGCAGCTTGCGCGGCACGCCTACGCTGTCGGCGACCGTGAACCGCGGCGCCACCACGCTGCAGCTTGCCGGCGCGCGCAACGCCATCAACCTGCTCAACCGCAGCAGCTTCGAGCTCGACAGCAACGTCGATGGGCTGGCTGACGGCTGGGCCACCTACACCAACGGAACCACGGGCACGGTCACGCCCAGCGCCGTGGTCGGGCTCAACAGCCCAGCAGCGCAACGGCTCGACGCGACAGGCCTGGGCACGGCCGCATCGGATCAGGTCGGGCTGCGCTACCTGGCCGACGCCGACGTGGTGGCCGGCACGTCCTACTCGCTCAGCGCCGACACGCGGGACAGCGGGGTCTCCGTGCGCCTGTCGATCGACTGGTTCAACGTCTCGGCCACTTACCTCGGAACAACGGGCGCCGTAGGGGCTTCTTCCGGCGGCGTCTGGACGCGGCGGGCCGTCTCCGGCGTCGCCCCCGCCGGCGCTGTCGTCGCAAAGGTGTACGTGTGGATGGAAGCCCGGCCCACCAGCGCTGGTGCTGCGGCCCTGGAAGTCGACAACGTGCAGTTCGAACGCGCCGCGGCTGCCACGCACTACAGTGGCCCGGCCACGCTGCTGGCCGGCGACTTCATCGGCGCCGGCGGCCAGCTCTTCCAGGCCGCTGCCAACGCTACGGCGGCCGACGACGCGAGCATGGCGGTGCCCATCGTCAACCGCGTGCGCGGCACCATCGCCAGCGGCAGCGCGGTCACGTGGTATCGGCCCACGTGCGAGATGGTGCTGCCTGCCATGCAGGCCGGCCCCGTGCGCCGCCCGGGCCTCATCGAGAGCACCGCGCTCGACTTCGTGGAGGTGTGGTAATGCGCAGCGTGGCCGCGCCCGCGCAGGCGGTGCTGGCCGGGCCGGTGGTGCCCATGGCGCTGCTGCTCGATCTGGCCTTCGACCCCCCGGTGCGCTTGTGCACCGGCAGCGTGGCCATCTCGTGGGCGGGCAATCTCTACTTCGGCACCGGCACGCTGGGCGCGGTGGAGGCCGTCACCGACGAAGTGCAGAGCACCCAGGGCCTGCGCTTCACCCTCAGCGGCGTGCCGCTCGACAGCATCGCCCTGGCGCTGAGCGAGCAGGTGCGCGGCACCGGCTGCGTGCTGCGCCTGGTGGTGCTCGACCCCGCCACCCACGCGGTGCTCGACGCGCCGGTCATCTTCACCGGCACGCTCGACAGCATGCCCATCAGCCACGGCGCTGAAGACTGCACCATCGGCGTGGTGGCCGTGCACCGCGGCGACACCTTCCGCCGCCCCAAGCCGCTGCGCTACACCGACGGCGACCAGCAGCGCCTGCACCCCGGCGACACCAGCCTGCGCTACGTGCTCAGCCAGGCCCAGGTGCAAGACCGCTGGCCCGCCGCGGCCTACTTCCGCCAATGAGCCCGCACCTGCCCACCCAGCGCCTGCGCGACTGGCCCGAGCGACTGGCCGCCCTGTTCGCCGCGCGCGAGGCGCAGCCCTTCGAGTGGGGCGTGCACGACTGCTGCCTGTTCGCCGCCGACGCCGTGCTGGCCGTGACGGGCCACGACCCCGCTGCCGACCTGCGCGGCACGTACAGCACCGCCGCCGAGGCCGCGCGCGTGCTGGCCCGCTTCGGCGGCGTGGCGGGTGTGGCCATCCGCCGCGCCGGGCGCGTGGTGCCCGTGGCGCTGGCCCAGCCGGGTGACGTGGGCTTGAGCCAGCACGACCCCGAGCGCCCCGCGCTTGCCGTGTGGGGCGGTGCTGCCTGGCACGCTGCGGCGCCGCTGGGCGTGGTGGCCGTGCCGGCCGATGCCGTGGTGCGCGCCTGGCGCTGCACCGCGCAGCCGATGGAGATGCCCAGTGCCTGAAACCGTCGCAGTCTGGCTGGCCACCAACACCGCCATCACCTCGGCGGGCTACATCGCCACGGTGGGCCAGCTCACCGCCCTCACCACGGCCGCGTTCGCGGCGGCCAGCATCGGCTACGGCAACCACCAGCGCCGCAAGCAGCAGCGCGCCGCGCGCGATGCCTTCAACGCCCGCGTGCAAGACCGCCTGGTGATGACCGCCACCGCCCAGGCCGCGCGCAGCCGCGTCTATGGCCGCGTGCGCAACGTCGACGGCGTGCTCTTCAAGCAGACCCACGGCACCAACAGCGAGTTCTACACGCTGGTGGTGGCGGTGGCCGGCCACCAGGTCGACGCCATCGAGGAAATCTGGTTCGACGACAAGCCCGTCACGCTCGACGGCTCGGGCAACGTCACCAGCGCTCCGTACTCCATCACCACGCGCGAATCGCTCACCGTCACGATGCCGGTGTCGAGCGGCTCGGGCAGCGTGGTGCTGCCCGGCGTGCCTGTGGCGGGCACCACGCCGGTGGCGGTGTTCACCACCAACCCGGGCACCGACTCGGCCACCGACATCACCCTGGCCGGCTCGCTGGCCGGCACCACCTTCAGCGTGAGCGGCGCGCCGATCGACGGCGACTGGCGCGTGTCGTTCGAGCTCGAGACGACCAGCAGCAAGGCCCGCGTGCGCGCCTTCACCGGCGCCCCGGGCCAGAACCTCTACCCCGACCTGCAGGCCCTGGTGGGCTCGGCCGTGCAGACGTCTGACCGCTTCGAGGGCATTGCCTGCCTGCTGGTAACCCTGCAGTTCGATCAAGACGCCTTCCCGGGCGGCGTGCCCAGCATCACCGCCGTCATGCGCGGCGCGCGCGTGTTCGACCCGCGCACCAGCACCACCGCCTGGACGGAGAACCCCGCGCTCATCGCCCGCGACTGGGCCCTCTACGCCTACGGCGGCGGCTGCGTCACGGCCGAGATCAACGAGCCCGCCTTCGCGGCCGCGGCCAATGCGTGCGACGTGTCGACCACCTTTGCGCTGCCCAGCGGCGGCCCCGTGGTGCTGCCGCTGTACCAGGCCGGCATCGTCATCCCGCTCGACAGCAACCCCGACGAAGCGCTGAGCGAAATCTGCGAGGCCATGGCCGGCCAGTGGGGCTGGGCCGGCGGCCGGCTGAGCGTGCGGGCGGGCGCGTACCGCGCGCCGGTGGCCAGCATCACCGAAGACTGGGTCACCAGCGCCGAGGCCATCCAGGTGACGCCCGGCGCCACCACGGCCGACGCCGTGAACATCATGCGCCCCACCTACGCCGACGCGGCCCAGGGCTGGGTGCAGACCCCCGGCCCCGAGGTGCGCGCCGACAGCTACGTGGCCGCCGACGGCCGCGATCTGCCCACCGAGCTGCAGCTGGGCGGCGTCACCCGCGCGGTGCATGCGCAGCACGTGTGCGGCGTGCTGCTGCGCGAGGCGCGCGAGGGCCTCACGCTGACGCTGCCGTGCAACCTGCGGGCCTACTCGCTAGAGCTGTTCGACGTGGTGTCGGTCACCTTGCCGCGCTTCGGCTGGAGCGGCAAGCTCTTCGAGGTGATGGGCTGGCGCTTCAGCCTCACGGGCGGAGTGCTGCTCACGCTGCGCGAAACCGCCAGCGCCATCTACACGCCCGACGCCGTCTTCGACCTGCTCAACACGTCGCCCAACACCGGCCTGCCGCGGCCCACGGCGCCGCCGGCCATCACCGGCCTGGCCGCCACCAGCGGCGGCGTGGCGCAGGTCGACGGCTCGAGCATGGCGCGCATCCGCGTCACGTGGGACGCCGTGGCCAGCGAGGCCGTGCGCCAGAGCGGCAGCATCGAGGTGCAGGTGGCCGAGGTGTACGGCGGCCTGCCCACCGGCGACTGGCCCACCATCGCCCCGCTGGCCGGCCGGGCGGTGGCGGCGGATGTCTTCGGCCAGCGCATCGGCCGCCTGGTGGCGATCCGCGCGCGCGCCGTCAACACGCTGGGCATGCGCAGCCCGTGGCGGCAGATCACGCACCTGGTGAGCGGGCGGCGTGCGCCCATCATCTGGCGCCAGGCCAGCGCGCCCAGCGGCAGCAGCGTGCAAAACGGCGACGAGTGGGTCGACACCGACGACGGCAACCGCCGGTACGTGCGCGAGGGCGGGACGTGGGTGGACGTGCGCGATGCCGGCATCGCCGCCGCCCTGGCCAGCGCGGCTGCCGCGCAGGCCACCGCCGACGGCAAGATCGACAGCTTTTGGCAGACCACCGCGCCCGGCTCGGCCAGCGAGGGGGACATCTGGTTCGACACCGACGACGGGCTGCGCCAGTACCGCTACACCGGCGGCAGCTGGGTGGTGGCTGCCGACACGCGCATCGGCACCGCCATCGGCAACGCCGCCACCGCGCAGGCCACGGCCGACGGCAAGGTGCGCACCTTCGTCGGCACCAGCGCGCCCACGGCTGAGGCGGTGGGGGATCTGTGGATCGACACGGACGATGGAAACAAGATCTACCGCTGGAGCGGCGCGGCGTGGGTCGCGCTGGCTGCAGGCACTGGGGCGATCGCGCCCAACGCGGCCACCGAGATCGGCACCATGACCGTGGACTCGGACGTCTACAACTACCCCAGCGCCGTCGGCGTTCAGGATCGGACGTTCAGCCCCTTGGACTACGCGAACAGCAGCGGAGCGGCGGTTGATGTAGAGGTCACGGTTACCAGCGTCCGAAGGATGGCCATGTCGTCGGGGCTCTCTGGCACCGGCACCTTCAGGGCCTGGGTGTCGATCTTTAATGTCACCGACAGCCTTCTGGTGGCGTCCATTCAGGACTTCATGCCGAATCAGCTTTCAGGCTTGGCGGCCTCGCAGTCGGCGCAGTTCGTGGAGTCAACATCGTTTGTGCTGTCTGTGCCGGCTGGCAAGACCTACCGACTAACGCCGTTTGGGCGGCTCACCACCAATGTCGGGTCGACCGGCACGCACACCCTTACGACTTCGGCCTACTCGCTTCGGTATGCCGCGGTGAAGCGCTAACCCTGGAGCCCTCCCATGATCGAAACCCTGCTCTTCCTGTCCGGCGCCGTGGCCGGCATCCTGTCAGCCGCCTGGCGCATGCGCGTGCCCGGTGAGCCCTGGCTCGACACGCTGCTGCGCCCGCTCAGCGGCGGCGGCCCGCGCCCGGGTACGCCGCGATGACGCCGGCACGCCGCTACCTGCCAGAGGCTGCCGGCCTGCTGTTGGTGGGTGGCGTGGCCCAGTACGCCTGGAAACAGGCCGCCATCGACGCGCAGGTCGACGTCTGGAACATCAGCCAGGCCATGGTGGTGCTGGTGCTGCTGGGCATGGTGTGCAACGCCTACCGCAGCGGCTGGGTGTGGGCCTGCGCCGCGCTGGTGGCAGTGTGGCAGGCGCTCACCGTCGGCTGCTCGCTGCTGTGGCTGGCCGCGCCGTGGCCGGTGCTGCCGGGGCAGGAGCAGTGCAGCGCCCGCTTCGACGTGCCCCTGGGCGCCATCGGCCTGTGGCTGCTGCTGCTGCTTGCCGCGGCCATGTCGCAGCGCCTTGAACAACCAAATGGAGGTGGCCATGGCGCCCGATGAACAAGTGCCCGGCATCGTGTCGGTGGCCGTGCTGCTGGCCACGGCCGCCCTGGGGCCCGACTTCGCGCTGGCCGTGGGTGCCTATGGCGCCATCATGCTGGGCTGGTTCGGCGGCGTGATGGTGGGCGTGTGGCGCATGCCGCCGGTGTCGCGCGGGCACCTGGCCTCCTTCGTGGTGGCCTCGCTGGTGGCCACCCTGGGCATCACCGTGCCCACGGCGCAGGTGCTGACCGGCGTGCTGAGTTCCATGGTCCCGGCGGCTGCAGTCGTGCAGCCCACGGGGCTGCTGCTGCCGGTGGCGTTTTTGCTGCCGGCGATCGGGCATAGCTGGGTAGACGTGGCGCGATGGGTGTGGAGCCTGCGACGCCGCGCGGAACCCCGGCGCAATGAGGGCGATTCACCATGACCATCACCGTGTGCACGGCCCTGCTGCTGATGGCGGGCCTGTGGAGCGTGCTGTGCCGCGTCAATCAGATGCAGCGCGGCGTCACAGACCCGGCCGTCTTCGGCTCGCACCTCGTCATAGGCCTGGGGCTGGCCGGCGGCCTGTTCCTACCGGGTGAGGCGGGCAAGTTCGCCCTGGCGCTGGGCGTGGCCGTGTACCTGCTGGCCGGCGCCTGGCGGTGGCGCTACGCGGCGCCGGCGGGTACGCGCGTGGACTCGGCGCACGGTGAGCTGCAGGAGGCAGAGAAATCATGATCACCCTGGCCGACTACTACATGGGCCGCGACAGGGCGCACGGCCACCTGCTGGGCAGCGATCTGCGGGCCAACGCGGCGCGCACCGTCGAAACGGCCAACGCCCTGCTGGTGCTGGCCAAGACGGCCGGCGTGAGCCTGGAGAGCAACCCGCGAACGGGCAGCATCGTCAGCAGCGGCTGGCGGCCGCCTGAGATCAACGGCGCCACGCCCGGCGCGGCAGCGCGCAGCCTGCACATGCAGTGCCTGGCCATCGACCTGTACGACGCCGATGGCGACCTCGACGAGTGGCTGCTGGCCAACGCCGACACCGTGCTGCGGGATCTGGCCTTGTGGCTGGAGCACCCGGCGTCCACAAAGGGCTGGGCGCACGTGCAACTGCGGCCGCCGCGCAGTGGGCGGCGCGTGTTCTACCCATGACGCTGCCCTGGTCGCTGCTGCTGGCCGCTGTGGTGGCGGGCGGCGCCTACTGGCAAGGCCGGCAAGACGGCCGGGCCGGCTGCGAGGCCGAAGAGGCCCGCGCCGAGCGCCTGGTGCAGCAGGCCGGGCAGGCCAGCGCGACGGCAGCCGCCGAGGCCATCGCCCGCATGCAGGTGCGGCACACCACCATCCGCCAGGAGGTCGAGCGTGAGATCGAAGTGCGCACTGTGTACCGTGACTGCCGCCATTCTGCTGAGCAGCTGCAGCGCATCAATGCCGCGCTCGGCCCAGCCAGCGCAGGCAGCGCCGCTGGTGGTGGCAGCATGCCCTGAGCTCACGCCGCTGTCGGGCGACAGCTTCGGCGACACCACGCGCAAGCTGCTCGAGGTGGTGGCGCTGTACTGGCAGTGCAGGGCGGCGGCGCTGGCGGCTGTGCCGTAGCTGCGCCCGGGTGTGCCGGCCTGTGCCGGAGTTGTGCCGAGGTCAGGCCGCTTTCGGCTTGCGGCGGCGCTGCAAGTCCTTGATCTGCAACACCTCGGCAGCCCGAGAACGTCTTGTGATTCTGGTCGTCGTGGGTTCGAGTCCCATCAGCCACCCCATCGGTTCCCCCTCGTAAGCGGCCTCTTCGGAGGCCGTTTTCGTTGGTGCCGCCGGCGCAGGTTGTGCCAGAGTTGTGCCACCGCCCGCCAGGTTGCCCGCCCACTGCGCCACGTGGCTGCGGCCCAAGTGGGCGTAGCGCTGCACCATGGCCAGGCTGGCCCAGCCGCCCAGCTCCTGCAGCACCGCCAGCGGCGTGCCCGATTGCACGTGCCAGCTGGCCCAGGTGTGGCGCAGGTCGTGGAAGCGCAGCCAGGGCAGCCCGGCGCGGGTGCAGGCCTTGCGCCACGCGGCGCTGCTGATCTTGCCGGTGGGCGTGTCGGCCACCTGGCGCGGCTTCTCTTCGGGCTTCTCGGCCGGCTCCCAGCGCGGCACCGGGAAGACCCAGCGCTTGTGCTGGCCGTGCTGCAGGGCCAGCACCTGCAGCGCCTCGGCATTGAGCGGCACGCTGTGGGCCTTGCCGGCCTTCATCTCGTCGCCCTCGAACCAGGCGACCGCGCGCGGCAGGTCGACTTGCTGCCACGTGAGCAGGCGGATGTTGGTTTCGCGCAGCCCGGTGGCCAGCGCGAAGGCCGCCATGGCGCGCAGGTGCGGCGGCAGCTCGGCCAGCAGATCGGCGGCCTGGTCGTGGGTGATCCAGGCCACGCGCTTGGCCGGCTCGGCGGCCTTGGTGATGGGCGGCACGGCGTCGAGCCACCCGCGCTTGTGGGCGTAGTGCAGCACGGCGCTGAGCTGGGCCATGTGCCGGTTGACGGTGGCGCCGCTGGTGGGCTTGGGTTCCGGCGGCGTGCGGCCAGCGGCCACAGCGCGCGCGATCTCGCGGCGGTTGACGGCCTCAGCCTTGCGGGCCTTGCTGAGCTGGCGGATGACGGGATCGGTGATCTCGGCCAGCATGCGGCCGCGCAGGTGGGCGCTGAGCCAGCGCAGGACGCGCTTGATCTCTTCGATGCTGCGGCGGTGCTGGTGTTCCTCGAGCCAGGCCACGACGGCCTGGTCCCACGTCACCGCGGGGGCTTCGCCGAGCCGCCGGGCCCGCCAGAGATCGCGCGCAAGGGTGGCGGCGTATTCCGCCGCCGCGGCGCGGTCGCTGGTGCCAGTGCTGCGTCGAGCGCGCTGGCCTGCGATCTCGCCGAGGTCAACCCACCACGTGCCTCGTTGGCCGCGCTGATAGAGCCGCATGAGTCCCCCTGAAACCTGCCGTATTGGGTGCGAACCCAGGCAATGACGTCTTCGTCGACCAGCACGTAAGCGCGCCCGATGCGCGCCGCCGGCAGGCCGCGATTGTGGATGCAGTCGCTCACCGTCTCGGCGCTGGTCTTCAGCGCCGCGGCGGCTTCGTCGAGCGACCAGGTGCTGGGCATGCTCAGGTGGCCAGTGTGTCCAACGGGCTGAGCACGCCGCGGCCGCCCTGGGTGGCGGGCAGCACGTGGGTGTAGATCATGGTCGTCTCGACGTCTGCATGGCCCAGCAGCTGCTGAATGGTGCGGATGTCGTAACCCGCCTGCAGCAGGTGGGTGGCGAAGCTGTGGCGCAGGGTGTGCGGCGTGGCGGTCTTGTGGATGCGCGCCGCCTTCACGGCCTTGGCCATGAGGCGCTGGATGCCGTCTTCGTGCAGGTGGTGGCGGCGGATGGCGCCGGTGCGCGGGCAGGTGACGTAGTCCTCGGTGGCGAAGAGGAACTGCCAGCCCAGCTGCCGCGGCGCGGCCGGGTACTTGAGGTGCAGCGCGTGCGGCAGCTCCACGTCGGCGTGGCCGGTGGCCAGATCGACGGCGTGCCAGCGTTCGCGCTCGGCCAGCACCTCGCGCAGCTCGGGTGCCAGGCTCTGCGGCAGCATCACGGTGCGGTCTTTGTCGCCCTTGCCGGCGCGCACGGTGATGCTGCCGGTGGCGAAGTCGACATCCTTCACGCGCAGGCGCAGGCCCTCGAGCAGGCGCATGCCGGTGCCGTACAGCAGGCGCAGCACCAGGCCGCGGCGCGAGGCCTGCGGGATCTGCAGCCAGAGGCGGGCGATCTCGTCGCGGGTGAGCACGACGGGCAGGCGCTGGGGTTGCTTGGCGCGCACGATGTCGTCGACCCAGGGCAGTTCGATCTGCAGGGCGCAGCGGTACAGGAACAGCAGCGCCGCCAGGGCTTGGCGCTGGGTGCTGGCGCTGACGTTGCGCTCGGTGGCTAAGTGGCTGAGGAACTGGCCGATCTCGGGCGCGCCCATGTCGATGGGGTGGCGCTTGCCGCTCCACAGCACGAATTGCCGCGTCCAGTGCCAGTAGGCCTGCTCGGTGCGGCGGCTGTAGTGGCGCGTGCGGATGGCCGACACCAGCAGGTGCTGCAGGTGGCCGCGCTGGCCAGGCTCGGGCGTGATGCTCGGCCTGGGCAGCGGGACATCCAGGCGCGCGCTGGCCGGCTCGCGGCTCAACGCGGCGCTGGTGCGGCGCGTAATGCTCGTGCTGGTGGGCGGTGCCTGGGTGATCGGCATGGCTGGTCGGTGTTACGCCGCGGTTCCTGCGGTCGAATTGACGTTAGGCAGCGCCAACAGCCGCAGCCGTGGCGTCGTTCATCGTCTTCTCCAGCGACTCGGCTTCGTCGGCCAGCTCGATCAGCCGCTGCGCCGTCTCGCGCAACGCTTTGTGCCCGGCCAGCACGCGGAAGCTGGAAACCTCGCGGTCGCGCGTCAACCCTTCAAGGCCGTAGCCGAACACGGGCTCACTGCAGATCATCACCAACTCCACGCGGGCCTTTACCTTCGGCGGCGCGTCCAGGTCGGGCGCCAAGATCAGGTTGCTCGCGTGGCCTAGTAGCTCTTTCATGTCTGTCCTTTGTGCGCCACCAGGCGCTGCCTAACTACTCGCTCAAGTTGACCCGCCGCAGCGGGCAACTTAGCTCGAACGTTAGGCCCCAAGCGCCTCTCGCGCCAGCGCGCGCATGTAATCACGCTCGCCGTTGCTGCCGTAGGCTGCGCCGTAGCTCATGGGCTCGCCTGTGGGCCAAGTCTTGCCCGTAGGCGGAAACTCGCCGTGCCACTTCGCCACGCGCTCCAGTGCGCGGCGCATGCGCTCGTTTTCGCTGCGCAGCTCTGCAATCACAGCCACATCACAATCCCGCACCAAACTTGCTGTCAGTTGGTCATACATCTTTGCCCTCCAAGTTGTTCACGCTTCGGAACCAGGCCTAACTACTCGCTCAAGGCCGACCCGCCTGCGGCGGTCGGCTTAGCTCGAACGTTAGGCCCCACGAAGTTGCGCCACAGCAAGCAGCACGCGGGCCTGTGCGATGTCGTTGCCGCTTACGGGCGGCTCGTTGGCAATGCGCTCCAGAATCTGCGCGCACCGCTCGCGGGTTGTCGCCATCGCGGCGGACCAGGCGCACCAAGCCAAGTCAACGTCCAGCTCGCGGTAGTTCCCGGGCCATGCGCTGTTTTCGCCGAAGCGCTCCACTTCCCGCTCGTAGGGCGGCGAGCTTATCCACGCCTCGAACGCCGCGCGGAGCCTAACTGGCGTTTCGAGCCGACCTTCGTCGGCAGGGGCGCTGTCGCGCTTCGGTTCATTCATCTCGGCCTCCTTGTCGGCTCAAACTATCGTTCTACGGCTCACGCGGCAGCGCGGAGCGCATAGTCCTTTGTCACGGTTCCACCTCCGCGCCCTGCGGCAACGACGGTGGCATTCACCCAAACTCGGCGCCCATCTGTCAGCCGCCGAATGTGGCCGCGCCGCAGGTGTTCGCGGGGCGACCGGTGCGCGCCCCCGATGCCGCCAGCACCGCCAGCGCGGCCGGGAACATCGATGGTCAGCACGTGGTACGCATCGAACGGGAGCGCGGCCTTAATCTTCCTGCCAGCCTTCCGCGGGTCGCTCCTGGCCACGTGCACGTTCGAGCACGCGAGCGCATTCAGGAAGCACATGAAGACCTTCAGGTACAGGGGGTAGCAGTCAGGCCCGGCCTCCCATGGCGCCAGCGGCCGGAATCGCACGGTGGCTCGCCCGCTAGGGTCCGTTCGGTCCAGGTAGTCCTGCATCGGAATGGCGCACTCCGGCAGCCATGTCCACACAGCATCGTGCGTAGGGCATCCAGCGCCAGAGAGGTGCACGAACTGGTCGCGCTCACGCGCGAAGACAATGCGCTTCGTCAGCAAGTCCGGGCGCTCTTCATCGTCCGCGTGCAAGAACTCCAAGGCCAAGAACTGGTGTGGCAGCCTCAGTGGCAGCGTGCCGTCAATGGCCCGCAGCTCGGGGTCATCCATCAGCAGGCCGCCATCCGGCAGCAGAAACTTCTGTGAAGCCGCGGCCAGGTCCATCGCGTGGTTCATGCGCGCCCGCTCTGTCGCATCCAGGCCGGGCACTTCCACCATGGCGGCAAACTGCTTCGTCAGGCTGCGGCAAAAATTCAGGTGTTCCATCATGGTCTCCAAGCCGTAGAACTGGTCGCTCAACCGGACCGCCTGACGGCGGCCCGGTTAGCTCCAACGTTAGGCCTCAAAACCCGTCGTGCTCGGGCAGGTCTTCAAACTCGCGCTCGCTGAGCCACACGTCGCGCACCACGTAGCGCTCCCAATCGGGGTCTCCAGCGTTGCGTGCTTCCTCCACGTAGCAATCGCCCTCGCTCGGCTCCATCACGCAATGGCTGCCGTTCAGCGAAACCCGCACGTAGCGGGTGCGCGGCTCTCCGAATGCGTCGAACTTCAGGCCATCGGGTTGGCACAGTTCTGCACGCTCCGGCGCCAGGCCTAACCCTGCGCTCGAACCGACCCCAAGGGGCTGGGTTGCGCCGTCTGTGCTCGTGTGTTCAGCGGTCATCGTTGCTCCTGTGCAGCCCCTTGGGGCGGTTCAGCTTCAGCGTTAGGCCTCACAGCAGCGCCTCATCATCCCGCGGCACCTGCCCGTGCAGATACCGCGACGGCATCCTCTCGCAGATCCTGCGCGCTGCCACCTCGGCCGGCGCCGGAAACGGCCAGCCCGGCACGATCGGCGCCACGCGCAGCAGGCCGCCGCGGCTGCCGTCGAGCTCGATGGCTTCGCGGCCGTCGGGCAGTTTCCAGCGGTCGCCTGCGCTCATGCTGCAGCCTTCAGCGCCACGCGCTCGACGAAGTTTGCACGCACGATGGCCGCAGCCACCGGCGGGCAGACGCTGTTGCCGCACATGCGCACCTGGGCGGCCTTGCTCAACTGGCGGCCGTCGGCGCCGCGGTCGATCGCGTAGCTCTCCGGGAAGCCCTGCGCGCGGTACAGCTCGCGCGGCTGCAGCATGCGCATGCCGATGTCGGCGATCACGTAGTCCTGGCCGGCCACGGTGACGAGGCCGAAGCGGTCGTGCGTGGTGGCCGTGGGCAGCGGCTTCGTGAGCTGGGCCGCCTGGTCGGTGCCGTAGTAGGCCAGCAGAAGCGCGCGCACTTCGGCGTGGTGCATGCCCTGCGCGCTGACCGTTCCCAGCGGCTCGCCGCTGTCGGCGCTGTTGCTGGTGCCGCGCAGCTTGGCGAGGTGTGACGTCACCAGCGAGTGGTGGTCGACGCTGGTGACGGTGCCGATCGCATCGCTCAGCTTCGAGCCCACCACGCCGCCGTAGTGCTTGGCCAGGAACGCCGCCACCAGGCCGTGCTTCTGGCCGCTCACTAGGGTTCCGATGGGCTTGTCCAGGCCCGGCACGCGGGGCGCCTGGCCTTCGCGCTCGCCGTAGCCCGTCTGCACAAGCGTCGGCACCGCCAGGCAGTGCTCGGCCTTGCTGGTGATGGTCGACAGCGGCTCGGTGGCCGGCTTGTCCTTGCCGGCGTCACCGTGCCCGGTGTGGCCGATGCGCACGATGAACGGCTCGGCGGCCTCAAGCACGAAGCGCTTGATGCCGTGGGCGATGCGGCGCAGCGTGGCGTCGGCCAGCGGGCGCTGGCGCTCGAAGATGCTCGGGCAGTCTAGGCTCCAGTCGATGCAGTCGGCCGCGGTGCGCCAGGGCTTCAGACCATTTCCGTGACGCCGCGAAAATGGTGCTCCGTGCGTGGGCTCGGGCCATGCGATCGGCTGGCCGTCGCGCCGCGCCACCAGAAACAGGCGCTTGCGGATGGTGGGCGCACCGAAGTCGCACGCGCGCAGCTCGCGCCACTCGACGGCGTACCCCAGGTTGCGCAGCTGCGCCACCCAGCGCTGGAAGGTGAGGCCCTTGCGGTCAGGGCAGGGCCGGCCGTCGTCGCCGAGCGGGCCCCAGGTCTGGAACTCTTCGACGTTCTCCAGGCAGATGATGCGCGGCTGCACTTCCTTGGCCCAGCGCACCACCACCCAGGCCAGGCCGCGAATCTTCTTCGACACGGGCTTGCCGCCCTTGGCCTTGCTGAAGTGCTTGCAGTCGGGCGACGCCCACAGCAGGCCCACGGGCCGGCCCTCGGTGACGGTGTGCGGGTCGACCTCGAAGACGTCGCTGACAAAGTGCCGCGTCTGCGGGTGGTTCGCCTGGTGCAGGCTCACCGCCTCGGGGTCGTGATTGATGGCGATGTCGACGTGCCGGCCGGTGGCCAACTCGATGCCGGTGCTGGCACCGCCGCCGCCGGCGAACAGGTCGACCATGAGCTCGTCGGCCAGCGGCAGGATGAACTGGCGGGCGATCATGCGAAGAGCTCCATCTGCGGCGCGGCCTGGCGCGGCTGGGCGGCTGGCTGCGGCGCCTCGTCTTCCTCGGGCTCTACGGCGCGCGGCCGAGCCGGCTGCATGTCGTCCTCGGCCCAGCGGTGCCCGAAACCCGGCGGCGCGTCGCTACAGTCGCCGCGCACCGTGTAGAGGCGCGAGCCGAAGTGCTCGCAGTCGTACACGCGGATGACGGTGCCGGTGTACCAGCGCGTTTCGACCCGGTCGCCCTCGGCGAAGCGCGGCGGCGGCAGGTTGTGCGGCGGGTAGGCCTCCCACCAGGGCCCGGTGTCCTGGCCGGGGAAGGGCCAGATGGGGACGTTGCGGTCGGCCATGTTCACCTCGGCTCCGGGTTCAGCCGAATCACCGCCATGCGCCCCTGAGTCGGGAACGCTTCGAGCGTGCATTCGAGGGTGAAGTGGTACTCGGTGTCGGCGCCGCCGCCGCTGCCGTCAGCCGGCACCTCGACGTGCACCGGCACGTGGCCGGGCATCGTGGCCAGGGCCTCGCGGAGTTGATCGACGGTCATGCCGCCGGCCCTTCCGGCTGCGCCCACGCCACCACCTGGCCGTCGGGCGCGGCGCCGCACCAGTCGAGAATCCAATCGGCGCCCGTCCAGTGCCCGACATCCCAGTCGCAGCTGCCATCAGCCTGGCGCAGCCACAGCAGCACACGCACCTCGGCGTCGGGCAGGTCCCGCGCTGGCGGAACCCACTCGAGCAGCTCGGCGCGGTCCACCGGTGCCGGTGTGATGCCGGCCAGGGCTGGCCAGGGCTTGTCGAGGTCGAAGTCTTCGGTGCTCATCCTGCCTGCCCTCCCAGCTGCCCAATGCACACCCGCGCATCGCGCGGGGCGTTGCCTGCCAGCGCCTGCGCCACGCGCCGCTGCACGGCCTGGATGGCGTCGTGCAGTTCGCCCTGGGTGCAGTGTTCGAGCTGCACGCGGTGGAAGAAGGCGCCGTCGTCCAGCGCGCGCAGCTCTTCGGCGCGCAGCGTCCAGCTGCCAGTGGTGGCATGGCGGGCATGCAGCGCCTGCAGCGCATCCTGCGCGAGCTGGATCTCGGGCATGCGGTCGCTGGCGATGCCGGCCAGCGCCAAGCGCTCGGCCACGTTCATGGCGTCGGCCATGCCGCGCCAGGCCGGCCAGCCGCCGGTGGCTGTGCGCAGCCCGTCGAGCGCCTGCTGCACCGGCCGCACCAGCGTCGCGCGCTGCGGCGGCGGCACCAGCGCGGCGCGGGCGATGGCCAGCTGGGTGGGGTCGACGTCCACCGGGCGCGGCCGGTAGGCTTTGCGGGGCTTGCTGCTGGCGGGCATGGTCAGCACCCGGGCCGTGCCACGCGCACCCAGTGCGGGTGCTCTTCGTGCCGCACCAGCAGGCCGGCGTCGATGCCGTAGGCGATGGCCTCGCGCGCCATGTCGACGACCTGGGGCGCATGCTCGCGCTCGTCGAGCATGGGGCGCACGTCGTACCACGTCACGCGGCCGCAGGGGCTGCGCAGCGCGGGGCAGTTGCTCTCGACGTCGGCCACCACCGCCTGGTTGGCGATGCGGATGGCGGATTGCAGCCGCTCGTACAGGTGGCGCGCCACGGGCACGGTGGCTGGCTGTGTGGAGGGGTTCGGTTGGGTCAGCACGTGCATGGCTCAATCCTTCGTGTCGTTGGCAGCGCGGCGCTTGAAGTCAGCCCCGGGCAGATGGCTGGCCCCGCGCCGCGGAAAGCAGCCCAGGCTGGTGGTGCCGGGCGCGTGCGGCCCGTCGCGCAGCGGGCCCCTGGCGCGCTCCACCTTCGGCGGCTCGGCCGGCGTGGGCGGCACGGTGGCGCCGTTGTTCACCAGGTGCAGCGGGCGCGGCTGCGCCGTCCAGGCCGGGCGGCTCATGCGGCGCGCCAGGCCGGTAATGCAGATGCGGTAGTGGTGCACCTGCAGCGCGGCATCCAGCGTGCTCGGCCAGCCCGGGCGGGCCATGTGGCGATAGGCCAGCGCGAGCTGCTCGCGCGTGGGCTCGGGCGCCGTGGGTTCGTTGGCAGCGGTGCGGGCCATGTCAGCGCACCCGGCCGTCGAGTTCGTCGCTCATGATCTGCACGCGCAGCGCGTCGATCAGTGCGCGGCGGTACTGGATGACGCCGGGCGCGGCGGCCACCCATGCCTGAGCGGCTTCGAGGTCTTCTTCGAGCCCGCGCACGTCGTCCTCGGCCCAGCGGATCTTCCACAGCCGGAAGTAGTGCCGCACCGCGCGCAGCAGCCGCTGCCACAGGTTGCGGCGGGTGGGCGTGATGGCCATGGTGCACATGGCGGCGCCGCTGGCGGTGCAGTCGGCCCAGGTAAGCAGGGCCCACACCAGGCCCAGGGCCACCAGCACGGCCAGCACGCCGCCCAGCACAGCGTTGGTGGCGGTGCGTTCGTGGCGCTGCACCTGGCGGGCGTGGTAGTCGGCCAGCGCGTGGGCGGCTTCGATCTGGCTTGCGGTGGGGCGGTTCATGAGCAGCGCTCCGGGTGGGTGGTGCAGTTGGGCGGGGTGATGCGCAGGCGGCCGTCGGCCGGGCACAGCGGCAGGTGCTCGAGGCCGGGCGCGGGCGGGCCGACGAAGTCGTCGCGGCACAGGTCTTCGCCGCCGCCGCAGCCGGCCAGCCACAGCAGGGTGGCCAGCAGCATCAGCAGCACGGCGGCGCGCAGGGCTACGCGGGTGAGGGGCGGCATCACAGCACGCACCCGCTGGGCGTTATGCGCAGGGCTGCTGCGCGGGGCTCGGCTTGTGTGGGCATCTGGCGCCTCCGTCGTGTTGACGGCGCGCAGTTTATGAACCACTCAACCCAAAGTCAAGCGAAAACTTAACCTGTGACATCCTCACATGCGTGGGATGCCAGGATGCTTGGTTAGGGTTTCGGTGCTTCGTCGCCCAGCATGGCGACGAGAGCTTCCCACTTGGCCTTCATCGGCTCGGGAAGCTGATTGAAACGCATGGCCAGCTGCGCGGTGCGCTCATCCATGGTCTCGAAGTAGTCCTCAGGCAGCTGCAGCCGCAGCGCAAGCTCACGCGCAGCCCTTTCGCCGAAGGGGTAGCTGTCGCTCATAAGTTGCGACAAGCGTGATTTATTAAGGCCTGTTTCCGCCATGAACTTCTCCCTGCTCCCGCTGAATCGATCAGCGATGAGGTGGCGCAGTTTTGCTCGGCGGAAGTGTTGCATGACAGGTGAGATTGTCCCAAAGCGGTGTTCATGGACCGCTTGACGCAAGGGTCAGCGGTTTATAAACTCCTCAACCATGCGACTACATGACTACCTTTCAGCCGCGCCGGGCCGGGCGACTGCGATGGCGGCCCACTTTGGTGTGGGCAAGGCTGCGATAAGCCTGTGGCGTAAGGACGGCCCTCCGGTTGAAGAGCTGCGGCGCATCGTCGAGTGGACGGGTGGCGCGGTTCTCGTCGAGGAGCTGCTTGAAGACATTGAAAAGCGGAAGCAGCGCAATCGCTCCGACGTGCAGGTGGCCGCCTGATGCTTCCCCTCGATGTCCGCCGGTGCGCCGGCTTCTTGCCGTACACGCAACACGACCGCTGCCCTCGCAGGCCCGAGTGCGCGCGCTACCTCAGTCGCGCAGGCCACCAGACGCCCATGGACTGGAGCGCGTGCGAGGGTGGAGACGCCTTTGTGCATGTCGACACTGTCGCAGCCCAGGCCGCCGCAGACCATCCCCAATGCCTGTCGCCCAACGGGGTGCTGTGGTCAAACACACTGCGCACAGTTGGCCTGCTAGGCCAGCCGCTCGAGGCGGCTTGATGGCGGCGCGCGTGAGTTCCCCTCTTCACGGTTTGCCCCTTCTTGGCGCAGCGATGCGCTGCACTCGGCCTGGCTGGTCGATCACTCCTGTCGGCCTGGCGCGGGCGAGCGTGCCGAGGCTGGGCCGGGTGCGGGGCTTATTTCTTCTGCCTTCAGGTGATCGCCATGAGTGAACTGTCAGCCGCCATGCCTGGAATGGCACGCAAAGCGCCGCAGTTGATCTGGGAAGCTGACGCTTAAGGCGCCGGGCCCATGTCCCCTGCAGTGAGCGAAGCCCCGCAAGACACGAAGCGCCCGGCCGAGCCGCCATGGTCGCGCGAGGGCGAGCAGGCCGTGCTCGGCGCGCTGCTGCTCGACAACGGCGCCATGGCCATGGTGTCCGATCTGGTCACGCCGGCCAGCTTCTACCTGCACGAGCACAAGCAGGTGTTTCGCGCCATCGTCGAGCTGCTGAATGCGCGGCAGCTGGCCGACGTCATCACGGTGTGGGAGAAGCTCAAGTCGCTGGAGATCAACGACGAGGGCGTGGCCGATCTGCCCTACCTCAACCAGCTGGCCCAGTGCGTGCCCTCGGCGCGCAACGCCAGGCGGTATGCCGAGATCGTGGCCGAGCTCGCCGCAGAGCGGGCGCTCATCGCCAGCCTGGACGAAGCCACACGCATCGGCCGCGACGGCAAGCTCACGCTGGATGCCCGCTTCGAGCGCATCAGCGCCGAGCTGCGCAGGGCCGAGGCGCTGCGCCAAAACCCGAGCGGCAGCCGGGTGCCCATGCTCACGCTGCCCGCGCTGCAAAAGGCCGCCGCGGCCGTGCGCTGGCTGGTGAAGCACGTGGTGCCCTCCGACAGCATCGGCATGCTGTTTGGTGGCTCGGGCACGTTTAAGTCGTTCATTGCGCTCGATGCCGCGCTGCACGTGGCTCACGGCCTGCCCTGGATGGGGCGTAAGACGACACGCGGCTCGGTGATCTACATCGCGGCCGAGGGCGGCGCAGGGCTGTGGTCGCGCATCGACGCATGGCACCGACAGCGCAACCTCAGCGTCGACCATGCGCCGGTGCACGTGGTGCCCGTGGCTGTGGACCTGACAGTCGACGCCTGGCGTGTGGTGGAGGCGGCCCAGATGGCGGGCGTTGAGCCTGCGCTGGTGGTGGTCGACACGCTGAGCCAGACCTATGCCGGCGAAGAGAACAGCGCCAATGAGATGGCCGCCTATCTGCGCGAGCTGGGCGGGCGCTTCCGCCAGCTGTGGCAGTGCAGCGTGCTTCTCATCCACCATTCAGGCCACCAGGCCACCGAGCGGCCGCGGGGCAGCAGTGCCATCAGGGCGAACCTCGACTTCCTGCTGGGCGTGTTCCGAGACGAGCGCGAGATGCTGGCCACGGTGTCGTGCGTCAAGCAGAAGGACGGCGAGCTCTTCGACGATGCGGTCTTCAAGCTCACGGTCGAGCAGCTGGGCTTCGACGAAGACAACGACAAGGTCACGTCGCTTGTGGCGCGCCACCTGGGCACGCAAGACGCCATCCAGGACGCGCTGGCCGATGAGGCTGCAGCAGGCAGGGCAGGGCGGCAGAGCACCTTCATGTCGCTGGTGCAAAACGGCATGCTCGAGAAGGAGCTGCGCAAGCTGTTCTACGACACGCTGGTCGACCTCGATGCAGAAGCCCGTCGCAAGGCCTATGGCCGCGAACGCAAGCGGGCCGAGCAACGGGGCGACTTCGAGGTGGCCGAGGGCTTCATCCTCGACCTGCGCGGCATGAAGAAGAGGGGCGCGTGATGCAGGTGCTGAAGTGTCCCGGTTGTTACAAATCTGTCCCGGAAAGCGGGACAAAAGGGGCGGGACGGGACTCGCGCGCGCATAAGGAAACCGGGACATTGTCCCGTCCCGGTTTCTGTCCCGGTTGGGCTGTCCCGGTGTCCCGGTCTTGGGGTGGGTGAGGCAGGCATGCGCATCACCATCGAGACTAACTTCCCCCAGGTGCAGCGTGCACTGCAGGGCCTGCAGCGTGAGGTGGCCCAGCAGGCCACAGCGCGGGCTCTCAATGCCACCATCGCCCAGGCCCGCACGCAGATGAGCCGGGAGATCCGGCGCGAGTACATGGTGGACAGGCGCTTCATAGGGCAACGGCTGCGGCTCAAGAAGGCCACGTTTCGCAATGGGCGGCTCGGCCTTGAGGCAGCGCTCGACGCTCAAGAGAAGCCCAGGTCTGCCAACGTGATCCGCTTTGCGGTCAAGAAGAAGAAAGGCAAGAAGGGGAAGGACGGCGTGCTGGTCAAGGTCAAGCGCGGCGAGCCCGCCAAGCTCATCCGCAACGCATTCATCGGCAACAAAGGGCGCACGGTGTTCAGCCGAGTAGACGGCACGAAGATGGCATCGCGCAGTGGCAGCAAGGGCGCCAAGCACCGCGAGCAGATCGAGCCGGTGCAGACGGTGGACGTGCCCCAGATGTTTAACGCCAGGCGCATCAAGGCGGCGGTGGTGGCGGCGATGGAGGCGCGCTTCCCTGCCATCTTCGAGCGCGAGCTGGCCTTCCTGCTCGGGCGGTTCAACCGATGAAGACGATTCAGCTTAGTGGCAAGCACGCAGTGGGAAAGCATGCCTATTGCATGGTTGACGATGACGTCTACGAAAGGCTTTCTCAGCACGCCTGGAAAGCAAAGCCGAATGGCAGCGGCACCCATGTGTACGCGGTGCGCAACGTGTGGAGGAATGGCGTCTGCACCATGGTTCGAATGCACCGCGCCGTTCTTGAGTACGACGGAGAACTAGACGTTGACCACATCAACGGCAACACCATGGACAACCGGCGGGTCAACCTTAGAGCCGTTCCCAGGGCGTGGAACGTTAGGAACACAGAGTTCTATAGGTCCGTCGGTGGCCCATACACGCCATGGCCACCGAAAGACAGATCGGCTTACAAGCGTGTGTCTCTGCCAAAGCCTGATGTCTTCGGTGTCTGTGCGCACTGTGCTGCCCAGTTTGTGAAGAAGGCGGAGCGTCACCTCTACTGCTGCGAGTCCTGTAAAGACGCGGCGCGCAAGTTTGTGCCAATGCAGAAAGTGTGTCAGGGGTGCGCGGGCCTGTTCACTGCCAATCGCAGCGACAAGATCCACTGCAGCGCCAAGTGCAAGAACGCCAGCAACCGGCGCAAGGCAGCAGATGTGCAGCCCGCAAAAGGTACTTCCCAGCCCCTCCCAACGCGGGTGCGAAACGAC